ATAGCAAATAGTAGCATTGCCACAACTATCTTAGTGCATGTGTGAGGAAGGAGTTGAACCAAGATGCATTAAGCAAAACCCAGGGATCATTAATCAGGCACTCCTCGATTGCTTCATATAGCCCTTCAAGATCAAAGGTTCCAGGTTCCAGGTTATCCCTAAGCGCCTGAACAATGAGTAGCAGTTTTCTCGATTCAGCTGAGAACCCCTCGAGTTGCGGAGATGCATATAGGCTGTTGAATACAGATTTTGCTAGTAAGGTTCTGCACACCTTCCCGATGGAACCTTCCTCCACTCCTTTAGGTGACTCTCCAATTGGCCATGTTTCTGATTTGTTTTCAAAGAATTCTTTGGTCAGGTCTTTCTCTTTGACGGAGGATTCAGCTTCAATCATGCTCTCAATCTGTTGGAGAGATTGAAGAAGGCAGCGTCTCATTTCCATACCCCATTTCATCTTGATCTTGGAGGTCCCATTGGTTCTCACATACAGAAACATGGGTCTTGACACTTGGCCTACTGCAGTTCGCAGGAGCATGTCCCCTATTTCAAGAACACAATACTTTTCCCATTTATGTGGTTCCAACCTTGGGTCGGTAAGGGAAAATTCCATACTTACAAAGTTTACCACGTCGGTATCATTCCTCAAATGAGATCTTCCTTTTATAATGAATCCATACAGGTTTGTTTTCCGTCTTCCTTCTTTGGTTCTACATTTACTTATCATTGGAATCAGTTGAAAGTCATCCATGGCTGCACAAGATGCATTGAGCAAAGCTGTATTTATGTACACTCCCTTCATTATATATTCAGTAGCCCTGCAGTGGGACACCTCTGCTGTAAAATAGTTCCGTCTCATGCTTGCAATGTGTTCGATTGGGGCAACATCTTCCCCTATTTCATCAAGTTCTACCCAGCTTGAGTCAGTCAGTTCACACGCCTTGTTGAATTCATTCTGGATCCAACATGCTAGTGATCTGGGCTCTGGCTCATCACTGTTGTACTGTTTCAAGTCGTTGACATCTTTGCAATCCTCAAAGTCCACCTTCTCCGGTGCCATGTTCTCACCGAGTGCCCACTTTAATTGGCTTGTTTTCTTCATGTTCTTTGTCCTTGGAATCTTCTCTTCATTTTCAATGTCCTGAAGTTCTGCTAGCACCTGCTTCCAAGTCAGGAGATAATTGGGGTTTATGCCTTTCTCATGTGGTTTGATAATGTTGGGCTCTTTCCACCCGAAGAACGTTTTCATGCATTTGATCGCATCATATAGCGGTATCCCCTCCCCTTCGTGGCTCGGGTCCTCAATGCTTAATTTCAGAGCATCCATCAGCAAGAATTTCGACCGCTGAGAGCAGGGAGGCCCATTAGGCAATCTGAGAGGGCGTGGTGTTGTTCTTAGAAATGGCTCAATTCTGGCGTTCACTTCTTTTGACATCTGAGAAAGCTTGCCCTCAATGCAGCCGTTCGGTTCGAATCCATCCACATAGGCTCTAAAGTTTTCAAGGCTGGAGAAGTTCGGTGGGAGACTTTGGTCGGCAAGCCTGCGCATGGTTCCTGTGATTTCAAATCTTTCTTCAATTGTTTCTTCGCCTCTTTCAGACTGACGAAAGGAATCCCATAGACCCCTGCTGGCCATTTCCTGCCTTATGGTGAACAGCCTGGTTTTGATTCTTGCCCTGCTTTCTTCGTCAAGAGTGTAATCTGCTTTGGTGGCCATCTCTTCTCCAGTGAATGAAAAAATATGGATGTGTGTCTTCTCGGATTTTATTTTATTGGCTTTCTCTAGGTAATATATGTGGACTTCCCTCCTCGTCACTCCAATTTCAATGAAACGGTTTTCCTTGTAGTCATACAGATCCGGGAGAAATTTGGGTTTTTCGGCTCCTGTGGTGTTGCAGATACTATTCACCACTGTCCAGGCCATTGTTCGGTCTCTCCCTTCGATTATTTCAAATCGGTGTTTCAGCAGCGCATTTGGATCGCCAGATTCTATTATAGTTGATTCGCCTCGTTCGTCGATGAAGTGGAAATCAGAGTACATGAAGCAGACTTCTAAGTGTGTGCATATTGATGCGAATTTGTTTGTTTCGATTTTCGGATCTTCCCCATATTCTTTCATTGCCTTTTCCGCAAGCTCGACGATCATTGGATTGAAGCACTGTCGCACAAAGTCTTCCAT